CTATGCACATATAGTTTGTGGCTGTGCATAAGTTGGCATCTTTAATAATTGTTTACCTACGTTTTTGAATGATAATCCTGCCATAACAGCAGGAATAAGTGTTTCTAAAACACCGAATTTACTAATTAGATTATCAAGAACATCAATAATTTGTGTTCCACTGGTGATACCGAATTTAACCAAATCACCATTAATCAGAGTAGCTGACAAATTTTCAATACTTGTTTGAAAACCTTGTATTCTTCCTTGAATAGAGTCAAGGTATTTTTCATACTCTGACATAGCAGACCCAGCAGAGCCTATTGAGTCATTAACAATTTTATCCGCTTGACTCATATTCGTAAGCAATGCAGTAATTGTATTGCCTCTTTGCTTGCCTGCGATTTTCTCTATGATAGCGGCTTTTGACGTATCAGTAAGGTCGTTCCAAACATTGGCGATACCTTTCATAATTTCATAGGTACTCTTAAAGTTCTGAGAGTCCTTCATTATGTCAAAGCCACCTGTACCATTTACATTAGTAAGAGCTTTAATATCTTCCCTCAGTTTTGAGGTTGATACTGCCATGCCCTCTGTTGACTCGCCTGCATCTTCAAGTTCTGTTTTTGCTCCACGAAGTCGCATTGACAGAACTTTTAAACTATTTCCCGCTTCGGCTGCGTCTCCAGTTATTTCTGTAATGGCTGTACCCATTGCTATTGCCTGATCTAATGTATTTCCTGCTACGCTCAGTGAAGATACTGACCTTGACAACATATCACCAATATCACTTGCTGAAACAGCATACTTGTTTGATATTGCGTTAAACTTATCGACAATATTGATAGACTCATCAACTGTCATGTTATAGCTTTTCATAACTGTTGTTAGGTCTTGTACTGCTGTTGCATTATCTACTTCACCAACAACTGAATAAATACCTGAGTTTGTGGCAAGTGTTTCAGCTTCATCTAAACTATAACCACGTTTACCCCATTCTGCGGTTTGAGAAATAAGATTAGACAAATCAATCTTTAAATCTTTAGCCTTTTGACCTATATTATCAAAGAACTCGGCATATTGCTGATTTGTGTTATCAGTAACCTTACGCAATTCTGTCATAGCTGTATCAATATCTACAACATTATTATAGAACTTAACAGCTTCTCTTGATATACCTGAAATCACAGTAGTTAAACTCATCCAGCTTGTGAATTTTAAAGCGTCCTCTTTAATCTTATCGAAAAAGCTTAACCCATTCACACCTGCTGCCTGTGCTTCAGAACTCATTGTCCTAAAACTACGATTGATTTTATCAACATTGACTTTCAAATCGCTCGCAGTTAGATCGCTAGCATTAAGCAACTTTTTGAGTGAGGCTATCATATTATCAGTTTCAACCTGATATGTACCGCCATTAAAAGTATTCTTGCCCATGGCTTTAGTGTTAGCCTGTTGCCATGTCTGAATTGTGTATATTAACTTTTTAATGTTCTGCCTTGTAGCTTCTATATTCTGTTGTGATTTATTGCTAGAAAAACTAGCTTTATAAGCTACATCTGCCCTCTTTAACTCATTTGTTAGTTCATTGAGTTTAATACGATATTCGTCTAATGCTTTAGGATCGCCACCTACATTAGACAAACTTGTTTTTAACTCATTAAACTTTTCTTGAAACTCTCCATTAAAAATAGGCGACTCTTTCCACTTTGTTTCTAAAGTGGTGAGATTTTGCGTAAGTCTAGCTACATTATTTTCTGTTTTAGTAGATGTAGCTGACGATTTATCAGCAGACTTAGCTTTTACAATAGCCTGTTCATATTCACCTGTTTTCTTGAGCAAACGTATTTGTTCTTCATATTCCGAAGAAATTAATTTATTTTTTTTCAAATAGCTTTCGGCTGTAGATATTCTACCCTTTGCATTTTTTATTTGCCTATTTATTTCAACAGTTTCCTCTTTGCCTGCTGAAATACGTTGTTTTTCTAACTTGTTAATTAGCGAAATATTTTCGATAATTTTATTGTATCTACTAGCTTGCTGTTGTGCCTCAGAATTATCAGATTTTTCAAGTAACTGTAAACTTTTTATTTCTGTTTCTGCTTTTTTAACTGAAACAACTAACTCACGATATTCCTTAGACCATTTTTCATTTCGCCCAAATTGACTTTCGGTTTCATTGACCTTGTTTAATTGAGAATTTAAGCTACTAATTAAATCGGAAACCTCTGACGGTTGTTGTTTAAGTTTTGAGAAACTATTTGATATTTCCTGTATTGTTGCAGGCATTTTAGCCAAAGTGTTTTCGGCATTTGTAGTTTCGTTAAAAGAACTTGTAAGAGATTTTAAATTTTGCCTGATATTGCTTGCAGTAGTTTTTAATGAATTGAATAGTTTATCAACCTCTGCAATAGAACCACCTTTGCCAAGATTGTCAATAGCAACATTAACGGCATTAATTTCATTTCCTATGCCCGATTCAATACCTTTATTCGCTGACTTAAATGCCGAAAGTTTAGCAGTATAATCCGACTTAACCTTATCAATATCCGCAATCAGCTTTAATATACCCTTTTCAGAACTGCTACCCGATAGATAGTCAAATGACCCATTTGTTTCGTTCAGAGCATATTTCAGTTTTTCAACTTGACCTGTCAAGCTTGTAACTTCTGCCGTAATTTGAGTAACTTCACCCGAACTATCTTTAGTCCATGAAAATGTCGGATTACCAAACTGACTCAAAACTTTTCTTGCATTTTCAATAGTTTTAATAATATCTATCTGTCCGTCTTTATTAAAACCTGCCTTAAAAGTTTCTGCAAGAGTTGTGTCAATATTCTGTATCTCATGCTTTATATTTTTAACAGAGCTAACTACCTGTTTTTCAGCAACCTTTATACCACTCTGAATAGAAGTTACATTTAAACCACCAATATCTATTTTTAGATTTTTGCTGATTGTAGCAAGTTGAGATTGAATTTTCTTTTGTGTTTTATTCAAATCCAACTCACCAATGATTTTAGCATGAGCCTTATTGTCATTTGCAAGTATATTATTTAATTTAGGTATATCGTCCTTAACTTTACTTGTGTCAAGTTCCACAGGAACTCGTATTTTTAAATCATCTGCCATTTCACTTCACCTCTATTCCTTGTCTTTTAAGTCCTTGTCTTAAAGCCATAACGTGATATTTGTTATCACTTAAATCCTCTTTTGCGTTATATACAAATGGTCTAGCAACACCATGATACGTCCAGTTTCCAAAATCGTACCCCCAACCAGTTTCAATGATAGGTGCTAATTCTTGACCTGCATTATCTGACTTAATCATTTTCCCCTGTACAAAAATATAAGGGTTAGCCATTGTGTTGTTTTCAACAACCAAAGTGTCACCTTCGATAGAAGAATTAATATTATTAATATCCATTAAACCACCATTATCATATCGTCTTACATATTCATGTGGTACATAACTATCGTAAACATCTCTTTCAATATGATCTAGCATAACAGTGGTAACAACCTCGGCAACATCTGTAAGCAGAGCGTAATCAATTCTTGTTCTTAGTTCTCGCTCTAGTTCTTTAAGGTTTTTTACAACCATTTATTCCTCACCACGCAACCACTTTACAACAAGCTTCAAATCCTCGTCAGCTTGCTCCTGAGAAACTTTACTATGTGTTTCTATCGTAACTTTATCACCATTTCTTAAACCCAAGCTACAAAGACCTATAATTGATTTGCCATTGACCGTTCTATCTGTTGTCAGATTAACCACAGAGGGACGTACCTGTGCAAAATACACAAACCTATGAATATTCCTAGCATTAGGCACTATCCCAAGTGTTATTTCCTGTTCTGCAAAGAACATATTAGTCACCGTCCTTGTTGTTTGAAATTACAATTTTATTTGCCATGTCATTACTATCTTTAAGTGTTTTTAACACTTCATTTAAGCTTTCAGTGTCAATATCTTTCGTAGCAACACTAATCTGTTCTATCATTTCTTTTGCTTTGTTTGCAAACTCTGTTACAGCTATATTAGCCATGCTCATAACCTTTTCAGCCGCTTTGTATCTAACATTCATATCAATACCGCTGTCAATAGCTATACCAATTAAGTAATACTGATCTTCGTCAATCGACTTCCAATCAATATTATTATATTCCCTATTCAACTCTCCACTATCATAAATCTCCGCAATATCGTCTGATAAAAACTTATGCTCTCCGTAAAGAGTGAGCGTATAATATTCACGCAAGATATCTTTATATCCTGCTCCGTACTCAACTGTACCTTTAACTACATTATTTATAAATGCCTGCATTTCCGCAAAACTAAGCTTATTTTTCATTCAATTTTCCTCCATTTTCTTGCGTTTCTTTCTGCGTTTCTCAGTCTCTTACACTCATCATAATCAATCCACCCACCAAACTTTTTAACATAAGTAATCCACTTATATGTAATGTCTGGATAGCAATACCAAAACAATTTACGTTTAAGTATTGCCACTGAGTCTGGCATACCTTTTGTATCTATAACTTCAGTGACACCATCTTTATAAGTAACCACAAAATCAGCGACATATTTAATTGGCAACACAGTTTTGCCATCGTGAACGAACTTCGGTTGCAGTTCATATGGTTTCTGTAACTCGTACGAAATCACTTCACCGCTTTCCACTAAAGGACAAAGTACATCACGATAATATTTCATTTCTAACACTGAGTCGAAAATAATGCCATTATAACTACGTTTTGATTTGTCTTTATCTACATTAAACTTGCTTCTATCTGTCATTTCTACCTCTTTATAAAAAAATAAGGGCGGTCAATACTTATCATAATAACCGCCCTTTCTATTTTATTTAGTTTTTTTACTTGTTGTGCCATTTTTGAAATTTGTAATATCAGCCAAAACATTATAAACCGACTCTTTATAATCTTCCTTTTTTAATGTTTTAAAAGTAATACCAATATTAGCAAGTAGTTTTCTCGCTTCAGCTTTGGAGATAACCTCGTGCATATATTCTTCTATGATTAAAAATAATTGATAACAAGATGGTGTGTCTACATATCTTCTCCAGCTATTTATTTTATCACATTTATTACACGCATAATATCCATTACCGCAAATAACACACTCATGATTGTTTTCCATATTAATCCTCTGGAATAACAAATCTCAGAAGCTGACCCTCGTCACTACAATAGTCCTTCAGAGAGTCAATAGTAAATGGGAAGTCACCCGTCTTGTCAAGCGGTATCTGAGTCTCAGGAGAAAGCTGTGCAGATGCCATGACAACCCAACCATGATATTCAATATTTTTATCACAAATATCTGTAAAGATTGACTCAAGCCAAAATTCACCTGATTTTGGCATATCATTCGTACTCTTCGTAATGTCAACTGCATTTTCAGACTCATATGTATAATATACCTGAATAGTCATTCCTTCCTTGATAGCAGTATCTGTCGGAAGTGTAATTTCTTTCTTAGCCGCATCAAGTGAAAATTCCTTTTCTGAATTTACCGCTGCATATTTGTAAGAAGCAACCTGTTCTTTCCTTTCATTGAGCAGATAAATGAATGATATTCCACCCACAGGAACTTTACTCAGAGTAATCTTTGTTATGTCGCTACCCACCTTAATCTTCTCTCTTTTAGGAATGAGAATTTTGTTAGTAGAACTTGCAACGTTCTTTTCCGTACCCCACTGAGCAGCAAGAAGTGACAGCGTAAGGAACGATGTATTACCTGTGATCTGAGCTGTATCAGCATCATAGTATTTTGCAATTACCGCACCTGTTGCATCTGTCTTATCCTGTGAAGTAGCATTGGTCTGAATGTTTACGTCTTTCAAATCTTCAAGAGTCCAAAACAGCACTCCGTCAGTAGGCGAAAACATCTGACCTGAAATAGCTTGTTTAAAAAGCAATTTGTCTGGATTAAACATATTATTTCCTCCTTTATTTTCTATTGTTTCCGTTACCATGTACGGAAACAATTTAATTCTTCTTTATTCTTAATGTCCTTATAATAAATAGTACCGCTATACAAACCTGTGGTAAGCTTCTGTGCTTGATTTATGATTTGATTTCTTAAAAGACAATCATAAAAAACATTAATAGGTAACGACCAAACCGTGTCCCAGTTGTATTTAAACCCTTCAATATTTGTTAATGTTGAAATATATGGCAACAAAATAGAACGAAATTCTTTTTCTTGATACTCACCCCTAGCTAATTGTCTTTCAAGCTTGTCTAATTCATATTGTAATCTCCATTTTCGGGTGTGTTCATTTCCGTCTTTAATATTATTATCAGCGATATTAAGCATTTTCCTGAAATATTCAGTAAGCAGTTCATAATCTGCTTTACCTATTTGAATATTGTTATAAACATCAAATAAAATAATATCACCGCTATTCGTGTCAATATAGCGTTTCATCTTACCAAAATCAATATTACGGATTATAAATGAAACATCAGTTAGCAAATGATTTTCGACAATATCACAAAACAAGTCAAAACTATCTACTGAGTTAAAATCAATACCCTTGCTCCAAAGATATAGCCTTCTATCATATGGAGTTGAAATTATGTCAGACACAATGACCCAAAACTGTTTTTCACCTAGTTTTGACTCGTCTGAAATCTCGTCCAAAGTTGGGTTGTGAATTTCAAACTTGCCTAACATAAATGTTTCTTTTTTATTACGATAAATCGAAAGCTCGTCCATAACTAATTACCCTCACATGGATTTATCGTAAGTTCTTCACCTTGAAATATTAAGGTACGCCTTTTATAAACAGGCGACAAATTATTTGGATTATCATTTGAGGATAACCCTTAAATGCCCCCCATATTACTTTCGGAACTGAAACTTCAATATTAAGGTACAGTTCTACATCAGTTTGAGTGTAAGGTATATATAAAAAAGGGTATATATTAGAATACACAATATTTTCTAGTTCTTCCTCGTCCTTTTCAAATAAATCTAATATATTATCTTGTGATAATATCATAGAAATAGCTTTATTTTTCCATTCCGATATAACAGAATTTATTGGCATTTTACACACCCCCCACTATATTAACTAATAACTCAGACAAAACATCATCAACTGTACAAACCAATTTAAAAGAGCTACCAATTAAAGCACTATTGTTTAAACACTTTATCTTTACCTTATTTTCATTTACTATCATGGTAATAAAATCTTGTTGTTTATCAAGTAATTTCAAAGACCAAGTGACACTCTTATCTGTTTTTGCAGTAAATGTTTTTACTGTACCACCACAACGAATTTCTGCATTGCCACTGTAAGATATTTCAACAGGTTTGGTTGCATTATTGGGCTTAAAGTAGTCACATAGCATAAGGTCAATTCTATCTGTCTGCGGATTGTATTGACTCTCTGACAAGATAATGTGCATACATCTGCCATTTCCAAAAGAAAAGCTGACAGTATCAGGTCTAGTAATTCTATAAGGTGTAGGCTCTTTGTCATTATAATCAATGAAAAAACGCTTATCATGAGGAAAATATTTCGTTTCCTCGTCAAGCGAAATGTACATCATTAACTGATCGTAACCAATGGTAATTATTTTTGTCTCATTTGTGCCTGAATTATACTGTGAAGCATTTTGAATATTACACGGCTTATAGTGAACTATGCCGTTTTCGTCTTGCCACTTAATAACATAATTACACAAATACAAAATAGATTTTTCATACAGTTTGTTATTTGTAGGCTCGGTCAATATTAGCCAAATCTTATTATCGTATTTAATATACTTATAGTCCGATATTGTACTAATATAGGTTAAAACCTGTCTTTGCCAAGCTTGTGTTGGCGTATCAGGTATTTCATTCTGAATTATGCCCTTTGTAGCAAATTCATTTTCAAAATCCTCACCGTTAAACACTCCACTGCACAGAATAATATCATCTTCAATAACGCTATCATCTAAAACGTCATTAAATGACATTTCACTATCAAACAATAAATCTTGTTTTTCAGAACCTTCCGTATAATACGGCTGCCGAATTAAGTACCATTCTTTACTCATTCAACCACCTCAATTATACGCAGTGTCTTTAAGTTGCTCATAAAGGTCAACTATTTTAAAGTTCACCCAATCAATCTCAACTTTAGCTTGTCTTTTGTCACCCTCTGAGTTGTTTATTGATAAATCCTTAGAAACTATGTTGCTACGTTTGACAATTTTGCTATATTGTCTTTCACAATAAAATCTCTTTATTGTATAACCCAATATATTAACAACTATCTGATTTAAAACAATATCGTTTCCGTCAATATCAGTAAATATTTTTTTCTCATTATTAAAATAAAGCTGACTAATTTGGGTTGAAAACTCGCCACAAGCCATTTTAAACCACTGAAAAACAAGGTCGTCACTTAACGCAATCCTTTCAAGAAATGTGGACTCAAAAACAGCGACCACATCTTCATAGGTAGTAGCCATTTTAACCACACCCTTTCTTAAAACTTATAGCCTGAAATATTTTCTATTTCGTTACGCTTATAAACTGCCACATTGTCAATTCCAACTTCTTTGGCAAGTGGAATAATCATTTTCTTATCGCCTTCAGTAACTACAAGTCTTGAGAGTTCAGCCATAAAATCGGCTTTATTGCTAATGCCAAGAAGTGCCTTTACACTGTTAATATCAAGAATAACAGGTTCATTATTATCATTCTCGTCAAGTGAAAAAACGTATCTTCTTATATCCTCGTCAAGAATTTTCAGATAAGCATTATTGCCAAAGCCATCAGTACCACAGAACATTCCATTACCTTCCTGTATCTGAGCCATAACCTCTCCAACATTAAGCTGTGCAAATTTCTTTGCATTTGGTGGAATAGTAATATCTCTTTGTGTTTCCACAGCCCTAAAACCCAATTCCCAATTACGAGTGTTTTCAAGAAACACTCTATCGGTAAGCTGAATTTCCCTTTTAGACTTTACTTCTGTAATATCGTTATTAATTGTGGCAGTAGTTGTATTTTTTCTTACATTTGCCAAATTTTTAATCTTCCTTTCAAATATAATAATAATGTGGCAAGAGTTTACACCCTCGCCACATCAATAATTATTATGTAATTAACCCTGCTTTGTAAGCAGACCAATTTCAAATTCTCTACCCTTTACAACATCAGCACCAAGCTCCATATCGAAACGTGTCTTTACCGTACCTGTCTCAACATCATTGCCTGTCATAGTTGTAATACCGCCACGTCTGAAGATATTTACTGGAGAATTTGCTCCCTGTGCAATAAACCACAGATCGTTTGGATTGTAGTATGTGTCAAAACCTGACTTGTCAGCAAGTGGCTTTGTGAAGTTATATGGGTTCTCAAGTTCAATAAGAGCTGAACCCTTATAGAAGCCATTCAGACCCGTTCTAGCAATCTCATCTACCTGTGTAGCATTGAAGAATGGGATTGGTGTAGAACCAACTGTCTTATAGCCGTTCCAATCACAGATACCAGAAATAAGTGAGAAGTCACCTGCAATACCAACCTTGCCAAGCTTTCTAACCTTATTTATCATACCGTCAACCTGTGTCTGAGTTGGAGCAGAGTCATACTCACCATAGAACTTTACATATTCAGTATTATTCTTCAGTGCAGACTTGATAACATCAAATACATAAGCAACGCCCTTGTTGTTCATGTCGGTCTGTACCTGTGCCATTTCCTCTGCTACAGTACCACCAAAATTACCAGAAGCAAGCTCACGATAATCAATAGCCATACCAGAAGATATTGTCTGAGTTACGATTGGGTACTCTACCCACTTTCTACCTGCAAAACTTACATCAGAACCAGAAGCCTGAAGCCTAGCATCAAGACCCTCATAAGAATAAGTCTTAACTCTTGGCTGCTCATCATAGCCAATCTCACGATAATTACCAAGGAAATTAAATATCTTTGTTGCCTCGAGAAGCCTTGGCTGTATAATATACTTTACAATAGTATTAATCTCTGCAACTGCTCTGCTATCGCCTGCAAGTGCCTGTTCACCAAGCTTTGAAATTCTTGAACGTACTGCGTCTACCTTCTGACCGTACTTTGATGTATCTTTGCCTGCAAAAAGAGCAGAACAAATCTCAACTACTTCGTTGAAAGCCTTTGCGTTCTTAACAGCAACCTCAGACTTATTCAGATTATTAAGTTCAAAAGAAGTATTAATCATTATTAAAACACCGTCCTTTATTTTACATTCGTTAATTAAGCGTGTACAACGACTCTAAGTCCGTTACCACCAAAACTTGTCTTTTCCACAACTTCAAGATACTCTGCATAACCAGAAACATCAGCACTCTTAGCCCACTTACCATTAGTACCAACTACAAGCTTATCACCTACTGCAAGTGTATTGTAAGCTGTTGTTACAACTGCATCGTCCATATCAAAAAGATGTCCTGCAAGAGAAGCAAGAGTAAAAATGCGTGGAAACTCACCAATCTCAATTCTATAATCGTTTGGTGTGAGTGTCTCAGGCTTATCAATTCTGTTCATTACAACTGCAAGACCAGCCTGCTTTGCTGTTGTTGCGGTTGGTAGAGCAACAGCCTTTGTTTTAAGATCATATGTAACAGCCATGCCGTTCTCAAGAACAACAGGTGTCTTGAGATAGCCAAAATTCTGTGCTACCTTGAAATCACCAATATTTGCAAATTTAATCATTTAAAATTCCTCCAATCGTATTTTTTATACAAACAGATTATCAATATCGAGTTTATCGTTCTTATCATCATCGTTGTCAGTATCTACGCAACCAAATATGTCAGCGGCAAAATTGTTCTGAGAATTAATCTCAACAGCCATTGCCTTTTCCTTCTTCTTTGTCTCAGCACCAATGCAAGCGTTGATTTCTGTAACAATATCGTTTACCTCGATACCACAACCCATAGGATCTGCGTTAAACTTGTCAAGCTTATCCTTAGCCATGTTCTTTTCATCGTCTGAAAAATCTCCAAGAGCTGAATTGAGTTCTGCAATCTTTGCAGACTTTTTAAGTTCATTCAATTCTGCTTTCATTGTTTCAACGAGTCCGTTAAGTTCATTAATCTTCTCGTCTTTCTGACAAGCATTGGTTTCGGCTGTTGTCTTTTCACCTGTAAGAGTTGCTATCTCTGCATCTTTTGTAGAAATAATCTCATTCATTTCAGCAATCTTAGTCTCGTAATCTGCATTTTTAGTATTGAGTTCAGTAATCTTATTCTCAACAGCAGAAATAATCTGATTAAGTGTCTTTTCGTCCACTTTCTCGTCCTCCTTTATCTTTTGATTTAGTTCTATCAGTATTGCACTATCGTCACTAGGCTCGACAGTTAAAATGCAATATCCACTATAGTCATAAACTTTTGGTACTCTACCTTTTTCGACAGGCTCTCCGTCATACACTATTTTATTTTTGCCTTTACCAACAAATTCAACAGAACCATATATTGTATCACCATCATTAATTTTGTTTTCAAGCCATTCAACAAAATGTGGATAACGTTGCTGATTAATATAACCCTCGGCAATAAGAACTTTATGTTTCTCACCATCAATCTGAATATCTTCAATAGACCAACCATCAGCAGAACCTACTTGAACAGAATTTTCAAATAATGGCATATTGCCGTCTTGACCTGTCATTCCATGGTCGTATGGAATATCTTTTTCACTATCCAAAAATGTTGCACAAATAGGCATACCAATAATACTATCTGCATTATTTCTAACATACTGCTCATTGTAACTAATACCATTTTTGTTATAGTGATTACGGTCTTGATGAATTTCGTGTAGTACCAACTTTACACGTCTGCGACCGTCCGACCTCTTTGCTTCGCTTATTTCACAATGAAACACTAACTTTCACCTCTTTTCTGACATAAAATAAACCTAGTCACTAAACGCAACTTAGGTTTTAGTTTGTTGTTGAAGGTTTTGGTTGAGCGTTTCCATTTAGATTTTCGCTCATTATGCTATTTTCGTTTGTCTTTTCAGCTACCTTAGTTCTACCACCGTTTGAGTGGTCTGCATCACTTGGGTCGCTATCTTTGCTACTCATGGTATAACTCGTCTTATGCGTTGGATATTTATTTTCCCAATCATTATCCAGTTCGTAATCCATAAGTGACAAGTATACATCGCTATCCCAACCAGTGCTTGCAATCCAAGCTGTCAAAGACCCCTTACCTCTAGCATAAAGGTCGGTCATATATTTAACCTGTTTATCTCTATTTACAAAAGTAACAGGTAAAATAGCACACTCCATATAAAGCTTTTTATCCTTAATAATATTGGCGTTAATACATTTATTCAATTCCATAATAAACATATTTATCCAATCATATACGTTTCCTGCAACCAACTCCAAATTAAGTGTTGCAACAGCATAGTTTCCTGTACTATTACCGTCAAGGACACTACTAGCAATACCCAAATCGGCAGGCACTTTTGATTTATTGGCATTTTCGTTCTTTTCATCAAAAATAGAAGTGTCAACTTTTATATCATTTAATTTTGTACCTGCGGCAAGCGAGAAAAATGACTTGCCATATTTATTTTGTCTTGTAGTAATAGCATCTTTAACTACCTTATGTTGGTTTTTCTGCTGACTTTCCGTCAAAGTACAACGTCCGTCTTTTGCTTCAGGAAATGTTTGATAAATAATTTGATTATTCAACTGATCTAATACATTCCGCTTTGTAGAAGTGAAATAATCTGCGTATAATACATCGTCCAACGCACAAATCATTAGTGGAACACCATAAGGATTAATAGCCTTACAGTTAATTTTTGTCACCATTGTATTATCATTATTTAAAACTTTCCATGGCTTAATATTATTGTGAGTTGAATATTTACTATACGCTTCTCGAATTTCTCTTGGAAAAGCCTGTAGTTTTCTTCTTTTGTCATCTTCTACCATACCGTCAAAATATCTTAAATCAAAAGCAACAATAGGTGAACCATTCTTTCTGCCAACTATACGGCAATAGTCAACAGGCAGATTAATAACGGCACATTTAACTCCCAGTTCATTGATCTCTACAATATTTAAAGTATCAATATCATCAAGATATTTGTCAGCGAATACGGACTTTGTAATTTCAAAGTATTTAAAGTCCATTCCCTCAATCATATCGTTAAACAAATTATCTCGAATAACTTCCTTATATCTTATTGTGTCAAGAGTTTGTTGCTACCTTTAGCGATTTTGCTAGTGTTTTGTTGCTCCCATATGGAGAAGCTAATTACATTTTATATCCATATGAAAAAGCCATTTGTCAGGCTCTTGTACTTCCTGTTCCAGAAGTTGAGATAGAAGAATATACATACGAGGAACTTAAAGCCATTCCGTCAGAAAGGGGTACAGGTCGCCTTGGCAGTAGTGGAAAGTAAGATTATGAATAAAAAAATGAAAAAAAGCAAAACAGCTTTGGTAACAAAAGGTAAAAAGAAAATACCAATAAATATCATTATACATAATCCAAACAACATGGATAAATTCAATGATTATTATTCATCTGTTATTATTGATACGATAAAAAAAATAGCATAAATATAAAGGTGTCCGACAATGGCAAATATTGTCGGACACCTTTATATTTATTGACTTTTTTCAGAAAATATGCTATAATGAAAAACTATCTACAAAAAGGAGACATATAAATGAGAATAGCAATATATTCAAGAAAATCAAAATTTACAGGCAAAGGTGAAAGTATTGGAAATCAAGTTGAAATGTGTCGAGATTATATCGCTACAAATTATAATGGCGAAGAACATTCCATACAAGTATTTGAAGATGAAGGCTTTAGCGGTAAAAATCTTGACCGACCACAATTTAAAAAAATGATAGAAATAGAAAATGTCATACCATTTGATTTAATAGTTGTGTATAGATTAGACAGAATTAGCCGTAATGTAGGCGACTTTGCTTCTTTAATTGAAAAGCTAAATAAAAAGAATACGTCATTTGTATGCGTAAAAGAACATTTTGATACAGGCAACTCTATGGGACGTGCAATGATGAACATAGCTGCGGTTTTTGCACAGCTAGAAAGAGAAACTATAGCAGAGCGTATTAAAGATAATATGTATCTTTTGGCAAAAGAAGGTCATTGGCTCGGAGGAACGACACCATTAGGCTATAAATCCATTGAAGGTACAAATGGTAAAAGGACACATTTTGAACTTATCATTGATGAAAGTCAAATAGATTTGGTGAATATAATTTTCAGTAAATATAAACAGCTTGGTAGCATTAACGGAGTAGAAACATATTTGTTTGTGAATGGTTATAAAACTCAAAAAAATAACTATTGGCATAAATCTAATGTAAAACGCATTTTAACCAATCCAATCTACTGCATTGCGGATATTGATAGCCTAAATTATTTCACTGAGTTAGGCTGTAATGTTTGTTTCACACTTGACGATTGCAATGGCAAGAAAGGCATTTATCCGTATAATAGGTTTTCAGGACAAAAAAGAGAAATGCAATCATATGATCGATGGATTATTACTATATCAGAACACCAAGGAATTTTGGCGGGCAAAGAATGGGTGGCTATTCAGCAACAATTAAAGGCAAATTCAAAAGATGGTTTCGGTGGGAAGGCAAACGAAAGACGTTCCACTAACAACACTTCACTTCTATCGGGCGTGCTGTTCTGTTCGTGCGGAGCTTATATGCGACCAAAAAAATATCCATCAGGAAATACTTTTTATATTTGTGAAAACAAAATGGATAAAAAAATAACTGAATGTAATAATTCTAACATCAATGCAGACGAATTAGATAAAATAGTCTTGAATGAGTTGTTTTCTTTTGATATAAAGGACGGAGTTGTTGACTCTCAAATCCAAAATCTAAAAGAGCAAATTGCAAATGTTGATAGTGACTTACAAAAACAAATTGGGCGTTTAAAAAAACAAATAGAAACTAACAAAAATACAGTAAATAAATTTATGAATATAGTAGCATTGTCTATTGAAAATGATACACCAGAACAAGTGGTTGAAGTTTATAACCAAAAAATAAATGAGTTATTAAATCAAAATAAAATAACTCAAAAAAGAATTGACGAGTTGCAAGATACAAATATTGTTCAAACAAAGATGACCAATAGACTAAACAGCTTAACAGATGCCATAGTATATCTTAAAGAAAACTTTGATAAACTGACTATTGTGGAAAAAAGAGGATTTGTTAAAGAAATAGTCGATAGGATAGTTTGGGACGGCAAGAATATCAATATTTTTATTAAAGGTATTTCAGAATTATCAGAATAA